GAGAAAGAGATGGAAGATGCGTTTGCTTTGTTTGATCTTGTGAAACGCCGCGCCGTGTGTGGTTTTCGGGCATTGGGGCAAAGGTTATTTGGCTGGCTGGTTGTTGTTGCCGGCTGGCTTGATTGGTTGGTAGTATAGTTAGTTATTATATTGTTTGGGGGGGGATTTGTAGCTACAATTTGGTTATTATCGTAACAAATCGTAACTTAGCGTAACAAAACGTAACAAAACGTAACAAATCGTAACACATGATAAAGAAAAAAGAAAACTGCGAATATTGCGGTGAAAAAATGGAAAGTATAACTGCTAAAAAAAGGTTTTGCTCTGAAAAATGTAGAGTATATTCATCTAGGATGAAGAGTGTTTTAAAGAATGAGCCGCAAAAGCAAATAATCGGCTCAAATTTGAAAGATGTACGCAAATTGGTACAAATACCTGCGCAAAGTGAAAAAAAGCCAATTTTGGAGCCTCCTAGTCATTTAACCGGCATAGATTTAATAATTTGGAAAGCTGAAAATAAAAATAATTAAGAATGAAAAGATTTATAAGTTTTAGTGGCGGCGTTGAATCAACTACAATGTGTTTGCTTTACGGCAAGGGGGCTACTGCAATTTGGTGTGATACTGGCGCGGAACATGGTGAAATGTATGAAAGGATTAATAAGGTTGAAGATTATTTAAAAGATTTTCATAATGGTGAATTTAATTTAATTAAAATAGGGGGGGGAAATTGTATAAAGGTCAATTATATTCTAGTTTAGAAGATTTAATAGTAGCCTGTAAGGTTATGCCAAGCCAACAAATGAGATTTTGTACCAATTACTTTAAAGCAGCACCCATAGATAAATATTTAAAAGAGCAAGGGGAATGTGAGTTAATGATTGGGTTTAACTTTGACGAACAAGGGAGAACTGGTAGTTTAGAGGCTATGCCTAACGTGAAATACACATATCCTTTGATTTCAGATGGTTACGACAGAAATGACTGTGAAGAAATTTTAAAGAAACATGGTATGCACCCTAATTTCCCTGTATATATGATGCGAGGCGGATGCAGAATGTGCTTTTTTAAAAGCGAAAAAGAATACAAAGCTATGTATCATTTGAATAATAAAGAATTTATGGAGGTTTTAGAATTTGAAGAGAAAATTCAAGATAAAAGAAAGAAATTTTATTCAATAATGGGTAATGGGAAAAGACTTAGGGATCTAATGGCTGATTGTGAAAACGAAAAATTAATGTTCCCAGATATTGACAAATTATACAAATCATTAAAAAAAGAAACAAGTTGTGGAGCATTTTGTCATAGATAATTCGTAAATTAGCGTATGAAAAACAAACTACAGATGATGAAACGCGCGGATGGATCATATTCTCGTAGGGGATTATGGGATAATATTCGTGCCAACAAGGGAAGTGGAAAGAAGCCAACTCCGGAAATGTTGAAACAAGAGAAAAAAATTAAAGCAGAAGAAAAAAAATAGTTATGTCAGGAGCTTGGCAAAGAAAAGAAGGTAAAAATCCAGAAGGTGGGTTAAACGCAAAAGGTCGTGCATCTTACAATGCTGAAACTGGTGGTAATTTAAAAGCCCCAGTTAAATCTGGCGTTAATCCTAGAAGGGTTTCTTTTGCTGCTAGATTTAGTGGCATGTTAGGTGCTATGAAAAAGCCTAATGGTGAACCCACTCGCAAGGCATTGGCATTAAAAGCTTGGGGATTTGGTAGCGTTGAAGCTGCTCGTAAATTTGCAAATGCACATAAAAAATCATAATGGATAAAGATATTTGCGTAGTTCATGACGTTCTATTAGAAGATGGATTATGCGTAAAATGTCTTTCTGAAGATAATAAATAAGGCGGTTTTTAGGCCGCCTTTGTTATTTAAAATTTAGAATTTAATAAAAGAGATACTTCTTTTTCTTTTAATGCAAAATTAACATTGTTTTCGTAAACTATTTTTACTTGATTGTATTTTGATATTTCAACACAATAACTTGCTCCGTTTACCCCTTCCCAATAAGACCAGTATCTACAATTTTCATTTTTTAATGCTTCCATTTCTTTACCATCACCTTCACGATACGGGGCATAAAATATTTTTGATCTATCTGATGTTTTCCCATACTTTTCAATAAATAAAATATGGTATTTGTTAAATTCCGATTTTAAATCATACCAATTGCTTCTTTCTGGCAAATAAACAACAGCCTTAAATACTTTATTAGTATTTGGTGTTCTGTATAAATTTATTTCCATATCCTTATGAACCAACATAGCGCCTTCTGGGTAAACATCTTCTACAATGTAGCCTTTATTTTTAAATTTATTTAATGTATAATTAAAATCACCAGAAATTTGTATGCCGTCAAATACTTGTGACATTCCGGTGCTTACTAAGAAAATAATGATTAATGTAGTTGTAATTAGCTTTTTCATTTTTTTTGTTTTTAGGTTATTATTTAGTTTCGTTAATATCTATTATTTTTACTTCTTCTCCATCCAACATTGCATCTATAGTTGATTCTATTATTTCTCTTTGCTCTGGCATTAGTAGTGAAATTTTTTCTGTTATTGCTGGTATAGCAAATACATCACTTTCTAACTCCTTTTTTAAACCAGATCTAATATCATCATCTACGTTTGGATTTGTTAAAAAATCTCTATAAATCCACTTTATTTTATCAATGTAAGTTTTGAATAATGCAGATCCTTTTGATCCGGGATACTGCCTTCTAAAATCTTCATAATACTCTTCAGCCATCCTCAAATGCTGAATAGCGCTTATGATATTTGCTCCTTTCATTTATTAAAGTTTATATGAGTCTTTTCTAGTTCTGATAAAAATTCCCTTGCTTTTTCTACCTTGTGCTGAATTCTTAATATATCATCTTCGTTTCTATCAACATTAAATATTAATATTCTTTCTGAAATATCAATATCATCAAATGTCATATTAAACTCAAGCTTCATTGACTCTTTTACATATTCTGGGCTTTCTTCTGAAACAACATTCATCTTATTAAGTAAGTATCTTTTTTCTTGTTCAATTATACCAAATGGTGTATTTACAAGACAATATGCAATATGTCCACTAGTAGCACCCGTAAGCCACATGTAAGATTGAAGCTGCCAGTAATACAAGTTATCAAGCTTATCTGGAATATTTCCTAAAAATGTCCAAAGGTCATAACTTGATTTAATATCAATAACCTTATTTGGATTAACAGTGATTATATCTGGATGCCCCGATATGTAATCATTAGTAAATCTATGTTCATTTTTAGCATAACCCACAAACCAATAACGATTTAAAAGATCAATTGAATCATCTTCCGCTTCAACACCCTTTTTCATTTGTTTCGTTTGAATGTCTTTTACTCTGCCATACTTCTCGGCAATATAGACTTCAATCAAATGTTTTTGAGCTGTTTTAGAAAGCAATCCAGCTTCTTTGTCTGCTTTAGATTGTGGTTCTGTCATCAAATATCCAACTGAGCTGGACCTGATTAGTGTGTTGTTAAAGTTTATCATGTTAGAATAGTTTACCTTGTTGTTCAAAATATTGTGAGTTTAGTCCGAAGTTTTTTCTCATTGCGTTATATGTTTCAAACCATGCTTTTGCTTGAGATTTTGCCATTCTTTCAATTCGTTCACAGTACTCAATTGCTTCCTTTCGATCTTTCATTAACCAGTATCCTTTGGCATCAGACAGAATCATATACCCTTTCTTTATTCTTAAATCTCTTATTACCTGTCTAATTTTTCTTAGGCTAGATTCTCTTTTTTCTACTTCATATTCAGGATGGCTTCCAAGCCATTTTTCTGATCTTGCAATTTCTTCTTGTGTAATTCTGTAATTAGCACTTGAAATTAAATTTAATATAGCTTTTTCATCATTTGTTAGTTGCATTGTTAAAACTTTTTAATTTATTATTATAACATTCTAGTAATTCTGTATTATTTTTACTCATTAACTCCCAAGCCTTTAATTCTTCTTTTGTTTTACACATCTCAATAAACTCTTTCGTTCTTTCTGTTAAAGATTTTGGATTTTGTCTTGGTTCTATAAGTATTGGCTCAATTTCTGCATCAATAACAATAGAGTGCCTATCTAAATTCTTTTTATGATACTCTTCAACAAGACCTTTTGCAATATCAAGCGCTTTATCGGCAGACTCTCCATTATGCAAACAAACCTCTACTCCAATTTTTTCAGACGTGTAATTACCTAAATTAAATGTTTTTTGATAGTTAACTTTTTCTATGTGCATATAGTTATTATTTAATTCTAATTACAGTAGTAATATTATTAGCGTATTTAATTTTGAAAAGCTTTTGTTTATGCTCTTCCTTTTTCTTTAATTGTGAAACCATAACCATTACAGAAGTGTAAGGGTTTTCTAATAGTAAACTTTCTTCTAGTTTTAGGTCACCCACCTTGCTTGCTACAGATGTTGGACTAATGCTTCTTGCCATATTTTTATGTTTTATTGATTATAGGGCAAAATTATATTAATTAATTTAATTAAAAAAATAAATTTAATTAAATTTTAAAAAAAAATACCCCCTATGGAAATAGGAGGTATCTACTAAACTAAAATTAACCTAAAAAAACACACAGAACATTGTAAAAATACAAATTTCTACTGGTTTTTAAATTTTTTCTTTACCAATTCTAGTTTATGTCTATATTCAACAACTAAACATTTTAACTCATCTCTTGTTGGTTTTGAAACCTGCCTAGCTTGATCTTGTAAAAACTCAACTATACCGGGCTTTTCTGTTTCTAAGTTTTTAGAAAATACTTCTAAATTTCCAGATAAAAAACAATTATCATGTTCGCTTTGTGGACGACAATTATCTTCTAGCCATCTTGTTCCAAAATTTTTTCTACTGATAAAATGTCCGCACTGAGCTTCTTGCCATTTCATCTTTTTACCAGAAGTATAACATGAAACATATCCACTTACATCAGCGTGCTTACATCTTATATATTGGCTAAATACAGCATCTAAGTCATCTGTCAAATACTTAATACTTTCTAACTCTTCTTCATCTTCATATTTATCAATTCTTCTTTGCGTAGATTCAATAGTAGCACATTGTTTACACATTTTTTTTGAAAAATGGTAATCCAACCTACCACATGAAACACATACTTTTTTCTTTGTTATAATTGTACTTCTCATAATTATGACAGGGCATCTATAATATCAAATTGCTGATCTAAACTTAATCTTCTTGTAATATCAATACCTTCGCTACCAATAACAAGTTCAACACTATCTATGTGTATACTAGTTTCATCCTCAGAAAAAGTATGTGTGCCATGAAACTCTTCTTCTCTTTCTGGATAAAATATTGTCGTTTCAGTATAAGTTACTAATAACTCTCCTTTTAAATCCTCAATCTCGAACATCTTTGTTTTCGTTTCTTGCTTCTTTTTCATTTTCTTTTAATTTATGTAGTTTATTGTTGAAATACTTATACTTTCCAATATATTTACCGTCTTTTTTTACTTCAATTATCAAATCTAATCTTTTTGCCAAATCATATATCAGCTCCTTATTATTCATTTGCAAATTTAATTAAATTAATCAATACACAAAATTATTTTTAAAAAAAATTGAAAATATTTGGGAATTTAATAATAAATACTATTTTTGCTACTCAAAAATAAATTTTATGGAAGAAATTAAAACAATGAAGCTTCATGAGAGAATCAAGGAAGCAATGGATGGTCGTACTCAGCGTTGGCTTTCATTAAATGCCAAGATACCAGAATCGGAATTATCGCGCAAAATGCAGGGTAAATTACTGTTTACAGATAGTGAGATTACACGCATAAATGAAGCTTTGAAAACCGATTTAATAAACGATTAAGATTAAGAAATGCCAAAAGACACATTCTACTTCTCACACGACTATAATGCTCGTAATGATGAGAAGATAAAAAGACTGATTAGAAAACATGGCATGCAAGGGTATGGTGTTTTTTGGTCAATAGTAGAAGATTTATACAATAATGCGAACGCATTGCGAATGGATTACGAAGGCATTGCGTACGACTTAAGAACGGATAGCGATTTAGTAGCGAGCGTAGTAAATGATTTTGATTTATTTGTTTTTGATGGTGAATATTTTGGAAGTAATTCTGTTCAAGAAAGATTAGATCAAAGAAATGATAAAAGCGAAAAAGCAAGAAAATCAGCTAGTTACAGATGGGAAAATGCGAACGCATTGCAACCGCTATCCGACAGCAATGCTAAAAAGGAAATAAAAGGAAAGGAAATAAAAGGAAAGGAAACTAATATACCACCGATAGAAGAGTTTTTAAGTTTTTGCAAACAGGATATGCAAGACAATGGTTTGAGTTATTCCGATTATGAATATTCTTTGAAATCTAAGTATGACTCTTGGGTTCAAAATAAATGGAAAGATGGTCATAATAAACAAATAAAGAACTGGAAGAGTAAAATTCGCAATACAATACCGTTTTTAAGCGCAATTAAGCCAAGTTCTAAGCAAAGTAGTAATAATTATCAAAGCCAAGTTGAAGCGGCTAGAAAAGCCTTTAAACCACTAATAAATTAATAATGATAACAGCTTTTAAAAACATTTGGGCAAAAGAGCCTAATTATATTTCAATTGAATACGCTTTAAAAAGGATTAAAGAGGGTAAATCTAAGGCCCTTGTTGATGAAATTAGAAACACATTAGATAAAGAAAAAGCAGGGGAACTAAAAAAGAACCTTCCTTGTATTTGTTTTAGTGGAAAGTTTGGTGCAGATAGAAAAGACGATCAAATCATTGAGCATAGCGGTTTTATTGTGCTTGATTTTGATAATGTTTACGAGTTAAGGGATAAGCAAACTGAGATTATTTCAAATAAATACGTTTTTGCATGTTGGGTGAGTCCTTCGGGTAATGGGTTAAAAGCCTTAGTAAAGATTGCTGATGGATCAAAGCATAGGGAGCATTTTCAATCTTTGCAGGATATTTTTCCTGAAATAGACAAAAGTGGTATAAATCCAAGCCGCGTTTGTTATGAAAGTTACGATCCTGAAATTTATATAAACGAGGAAGCTGAGGTTTTTAATAAAACAAAAAAGACCGAAAAGATAATAACCTACGAAAGAACGGATGATGATCAAAAGATATTTAAGAATATCCTTACATGGTTGTCTAATAAAAATGAAGCTTTTGTAACCGGTGAGAGAAATAATTTTATATTCAAGCTTGCATCTGCTTGTTGTCGTTTTGGTATACATGAAATGACCGCAAACGCTATGATAAATAATGAATTTGTTTCAAATTCTGAGTTTACAAAAAGTGAAGCAGATAGGGCTATTAGGTCAGCATATAAAGCAAATGCTTCAAGATTTAGTACAGCATCATTTGATAAAGAGATGTTGGTTGATAAAATTACTAGAAATGAAATTGAAGTAGAAAAAGCGGTATTTGACGATGGATTGAAATTGAAGGATGTAATTTATGGTATTGATGTAAAGGAACAGGCTTTGAGTATTTATGATCAAGGTTATGCAAAAGTAGATGGCATTGGTGTGCCAGAATTAGACGATAAATTTAAGCCAAAAAGAGGTGAAATTACAGTATTGACAGGTATTGGAAATTATGGTAAGTCGTCTTTTAAAAAATGGTACCAAGCAATGAGGATAATTTTATATGGAGAAAAATTTGCTTCATTTGCTCCAGAGGATAATCCACCAGAAGAATATTATCATGATTTTGTTGAAATAATTTTAGGTTGCGATTGTAGTCCTAATAATCCTAATAGGCCCTCAAGACAAACTTATGAATATGTTTATGATTTAGTTTGTAAGCACATGTTTTATGTTTACCCAAAAGACGTTTCTCCTACTCCACAATATGTTATGGAGGTTTTTTTAGAGCTTATAGTTAAGGAAAATGTTGACGGAGTAGATATTGATCCATTTAACCAAATGGCTAATGAATATAATAAGTTTCAGAGAAGTGATAAGTATTTGGAATGGGTTTTATCTGTATTTGCTAGATTTGCACAAATCAATAATATTTATTTTTGGATTGTGGCTCATCCGGTTAAGATGCAAAAAGGAGGAGATGGTAATTATCCTTGCCCAGATGTGTTTGACTTAACAGACGGAGCTATGTGGAATAATAAAATGGATAATATTCTTGTGTATCATAGGCCTTATGCTCAAACAGATCCACAGAACCCAACATGTGAATTTTACAGTAAAAAGATAAGGAGGCAAAAAGTTGTTGGTAAAAAGGGATTTATTGTATTTGAAATGTTTTTTAAGACTAGAAGATTTTTATTTGAAGGCTCAGATGTATTACAAAGGGTTTTGAATGAAAATAACATTAACTTTAATGCCGGTAATAAACCCGCTCAGCAAGTAATAAGCAATGAATGGATTCCTTATGATAGCGAAAATGATGAAAATATTTTTTAATTATAAAACAAAAACAAATGTTAAAGATTCAGTTAATTGGTAGATTAGGGCAAGACTCTATTGTAAATGATGTTAATGGTAAAAAGGTTGTGAATTTTTCTGTTGCTCATACAGAGAAGTATAAAAACAATCAAGGTGGAGAAGTAAATAAAACAACATGGGTATCATGCGCATATTGGACTGATAAATTAAATATTGCTAACTATTTAAAAAAAGGAACATCAGTTTATGTAGAAGGTAAGCCAGAAGTAAAAACATATACTGATAAAAATACTGGTAATATTTTACCTCAATTAAGTATGAGAGTATCAAGTATTCAATTGTTATCAAGTCAAAATTCTAACAATGAAGAAAAGCAAAACAATGTTGATTTGATTGAGCAAACAGACGATATGCCATTTTAATTATGTATATTCATGAACTTAAAAATATAATAGATGTTGAAACCCCACTTGGAAAAGGAAAGGCAATCGCATGGATTGATTACGGAAGCGAACTCAACACTGTTTGGAAAGTTGTATTATACCACAATGGTATGGTCAGGAACTTTTACGACAATGACATTCTCGTCCACCCAAATCTTATGGGAGGAGGATGTATTGATTTAGATTATTTAAAAAACAAAAAATAAAAAGATGGCAAAAGCAACAGCTAGTTCTGCAAAACTAACTTTTGGTAAAAGAAAAACCGGAAGTGCTAAAAAATCTTATAATAAACACTCTCCAAGACCAAAAAAATACAGAGGCCAAGGTAGATAAAACTATAATTATGAATAATAAAGCCGCAAAAAAATTAAGAAGATTATCTGTAGCTCTTGCTGTTGGATCTGGTAAAACATTGGAAGATGCTGAAAGAATTTATAAAAATTTGAAATCAGTACATAAAGCAAATAAAAAAGCCCCTAAAAAATAGGGGCCAATTTATTTACTTTTTACAGATTAAGCATTTGCAGCTGCATTAAGTTGAGCTACTGTAGCAGTAGTATAATACAAAACTGATCTTTGGTTTAATCCTGTAGGAAGAACTTCAACAATTGAGTTCATTGATACGCCATTAGCAGTTGTTGCTACTGGTACTGGGTAAGCTAAAAAGCTTTGAGCAGGGAATCCGTAAACGATACCAGAAGTTGCTGGAGTTCCGTTAGGGTTTACTAGATCATATTGATTTCTGCGATATGCGGTTACTGATACTATTTGTGCCATTTTATAATGTTTTTATTTGTTTTAAAATTTTTGATTAAGCTGCTGTTGTAGTTGTGGTTGTTGGAGCTGCTGTTGTAGTTGTGGTTGTTGGAGCTGCTGTAGTAGTAGTGGTAGTAGTAGTTTGAATACCACTTCCGTTAATTGCAGCAACTAATCCAGCTACTGTAGCATTTGAATAAAACTTTGTAGATGGTTGATTTAATCCATTAGGATAGAAATCAATTACAGAGTTCATTTGAACGCCATTTGCTACAACAGCGCTTGCTGTAACTTGAATAGCGTTTGTTGGGAAAGAGAATAACACACCAGCTGTTGCCGGGGTACCATTTTGATTGAATAAATCATTTTGGTTTTGACGATAAACATAAACGGATACTTGATTTGCCATTTTTTTTTAATTTTTTTTTGTTAAATATTTTTATTTGGGCAATACAAATATAATAAATTTTGTTAAATATATGAAATGATTAACTTTGAATTAAATTAATTAAACTAATGAAATTAAAAGCACCTAAAAACAGGGTAATTGTTCAGATAGATTTAGAGAGCAAAAATACCCATACCTTCTCTGATGGTACTAAAATAAGACTTGAAAGACAGTATGACAACTTTAATATGAGATATGTCAAACCTGTTAATGCCACTGTAATAGACGGAGCTGGTATACCGGAAGGTTCGGATATTTTAATACACCATAATGCTACGCATGACACATACCGTATATTTAATTATAGGCCCCCCACCCTTGAAGCTTCCTCTGAGGTTAGGATATTTTCAATACCTCAAGAGGAATGTTTCTTGTGGAAGGAATGTGGAACTAATGAGTGGAAAACATTAAACAATTTTATTACTGGATTAAGAGTATTTCAACCGTATAAGGGGTTAATTCAGGGTATTGAGCATAGTGTAATAAAGAATAAGATATATGTTACAAGCGGTCATTTGGCCGGAAAAGTTTGTGATACTGTGAAATCTGCGGATTATCAAATTATTTTTCAAGGTGCTGATGGTCAAGAGGAAAGTATAATAAGATTAAGGCATTGGGAAAAAGAAGAAAATAGTAGAGAAGAAATAATAGCTATAGATCATATTTCTACTGATTTAGTAAAAAAGGGTGATTTATATGTTGGTATTGCAGTATCTGATGCTAGAAAATTAAATTAATTATGTCAGCAGAATTAGAACAAAAAATAAAGGAACTGGAAAAATCAAATGCTTATTTAAGTGGGAAACTAGCTTATTATGAGCAGGATGGTGCAATTAAATTGTATTATAGTTTGCAAAGAAAGGCTAATGAAATGGCTGAATTGCTTAATAGGATTAACCTATTAGATATTGAACTAATTGATCCGAAAGACAAATCGTTTGAAAGGCTGCAAAAACTTTGGTCCGAAGCTGGTACCATTACAGAGTCTATCAGGGCATTAGAAATATCTGCCGGCATAAATCAAGAGGGAAAAGAAGCTAAAAAAGATGCAATCGTAATAAATAAAAGACCTTTTTCACCAGAAAGTGTTGCTGATGAAATTGGTGAATTAGCAGGCAAACGCTCATAATATGTACGAAAAAATAGAAAATGGTTCCACGATTCACATTCAGGGGTTAGACTGTAATCTTCCGCCTGAAGGATATGTATTCAATATATTGACTAAACAGGTTGAGTTTAGAGGTGTTTATAAAAGGTCGGATGTTCAATCAGAGCAATATTGGAAAAGAATACCTCTACCCTCTTGGTATGCAGATACTATGAAAGAGTGGGACGAGTATGATAAAAAGAAAAAAGATGAGGCCCCGGAGTTTTATAATGAAAAACTAGAGGAGTTTAAGAAGCAAGAATGGGATAGGAGATTGAATGGCTTTTGGTATATGAATAATGGGAAACCGACCTATTTGACTGGCATGCACTATTTGTATTTACAATGGTGGAGTATAGATATTGGTTATCCTAAATTCAGGATGCCAGACCTAGAGAAGTTCTATTTTATGGACTATTGCATACAGGATCCGCTTTGTATGGGTATGCTTGAGGTTACGAAAAGACGTTTTGGTAAATCTTTTGTTGCTGGTTTATTTGTTACAGAATATACTACTAGAACCAAAATGACAAATGGTGGTATTCAATCTAAAACCGGTTCGGATGCTAAGAAGTTCTTTGCTAAGACGGTTGTGAATCCATTTAGGAGGCTTCCTAAGTTTTTTAGACCTGAATATGATATGTCTTTGGGGGTTAATCCAAAATCTGAAATGAGGTTCCAGAAAACTAACGTGAGGGGTAAGAAGGCGGAAGAAAACGTAGATAAAGACGAGCTTGGTTCTGTTATTGACCACCAATCTGCTGATACGGTAGCTTATGATGGACAAAAATTACATAGATATGTGGCGGACGAGTGCGGTAAAACAACTGAAGTAAACGTATATGATAGACATGAGGTTGTTCGTTATTGCTTGTTAGATGATGAAGGCAAGC